AGCCAAAGAACCGCGCCCCACCTGAAGCCGTGCCGCTCGGGGCGTCGGTGTCGTCGTCCGTGCCATCCGTGTCCTTGAGAATGCCCCACAGGCTCACCACAGTCCCGGCAACAGGTGCCGCCGCCCAGTCAGGGGCCTCCAGCATCGCCTCGGCGAAAAGTGCGTAGGGCACATCTGCGTCGGTCGTGTTGTCAAACGTGGCCGATGGTGCGCCCGAGAAATTGCCAGCGGCGATGTCGGTGGCTGTGTTGATCACCGTCTGCGCGGTGCCGTAGAGCATCCTGGTCGCGGTTGCCATTACTCCCCCTGGATCACGACACCGACAGCGGCATCGACGGCAGTCTGCACGGCTGCGTCAGTCGCCCCGGTGATCTGCGCCAGCGTGGCGCTGCGGTTCTGGATCAGCACCGGCCAGATCATGCGCGTGGCCTCGGCTTCCGGGTCGCCGAACACCTTGGACGCCCAGCGCACTCGCGCCCGGTGGTTCGGTGCGCCGGTAGACTCCAGTCGGATGTTGTCGGCAGCCACCAACGTGGCGATCTTGATTTTCTCGACCAGCCCGGAGTTGCCCGATGCGGTCACGAGTTCGGCAAATGTGGCCATGATCAATTGCCCTCAGTGATGACGAAGCTCGTAACACTCACCGGCTGACCCGAAACAATCGTGGTCGTCGTCAGGTTCAAGTCAGAACCAGAAGTGCCTACATCGCCATCAAGCACGAAGTTAGACCCGCCCGACTGCACGATGCGAAACCATGTCGCCGTGCCCGATGCGTTTGCGCTGCTGTCCTGCGTGATAGCGTTGAGCGTCAGCACCCCAGCAGAAGCCGCAGGGGCAAACGTAGCCCCGCAGGTAAGCTCCGCAAGCAGCGTGGTCGCAGTGCCGCCCCGAGCAGGGCGTGTGCCATCATAGATGCGCAGCAGTGCGTTAGCGCCTGCGCGAGTCGTGATCGCGTCCAGCATTGCGTTTCGAATGCTTGTGGTGTCGTATGCGAGTGCCATCAGAGTCCCTCCATGCGGCCATCTACGCCGCGAGTAATTGGTTTCACCACCCCACCGACATCAATACCGACTGCGCGTCCAGTATTGTCGCGGACAATCTTTTTCGGTGCGGTAGCGTAGTTGTGTATTGCGTCAACTTTTTCGCTTATCGCCGTGATGGCATCCAAAACACTGGTGTCAGGCGCAAGCTCTTCAGTTATCTGATTCGCTGCCGATGTTTGCGCCGATAGCGATGCAGTGTCCATAGCCGTCTGCGCGCCGATCTGAGCGACTTGTATTTTTGTCGCCGCGTCAAGTTCAGCCTTCCAGCGGTCGAACTCCAGCCGCTGCGCCTCTGCCGTCGCCGCCTGCTCTGCCTTCATCTGCTCGACCTGGGCATCAATCTGCGCCTTGAATTGAGCTAGCTGCATGTCCGATTGCAGGCGCATCTGGTCGGCCTGTTGGGTGGCCTGCATCTTGGCCTGCTCAATCTGCATCCGGCCCTGCTCGACTTGCTGCTGTGCTTGCAGCTTCAGCATCTCAGGGTCAGGCGGCGGCTCTGGCTTTGTCTCTTTCGCCTTCTCAGCCGATGCGCTGATGAACTGCTCCAGGCTCGCCTCCATGCCCTGCCCCGCCTTGAACGAGCGAACGCCAAACATCAGCATCTCACCGAGCAACGGGGCCAGTTCTGTCGGGGCCTGCACAGCCTCGCGGATAAACCCACCCGCCGCCGTCAGGAACTCCAGCCGGTCGGCCTTCTCCTGCGCCTCGTCAAGCTCAACCATCGAATCGCTGGCGACAGAGATGCGAAAAGACCTCACGACATCGTTTCGCAGTAGCTCGATGGCCTGCGGCAGTAATGCGGCGTCTTTTGATGTCTCCATTGACGACATTTTTACAAGCACTTCAGGCCGATACATGCTGCACATGATCTGCGCCTTCATCCTCAAGATGTCCGACGCCATCCGCGCAACGTCCATCTGGATATGCTTCAGGCGAAGGCTTGCGAACTGCGACTTGATCTGCTGCGCCGTCGCTGTTTCACTCGCAACAGATGCGCCCCGGATGATGTCCGATAGGCCGGTGATCTCGTAAATTACCTGCTTCGACTGATCCCGCGCTTGGTAGAGCGCCGCAAGAGCCTGCAAAACAGCATCAACCGGAAGAAAATCAACCGTGCCTTTTAGCCCGCCCTTTTCGGCGAACATCGCCCAAGTGGACACCGGAATCAACTGGTTATCGACGCCTTCATCAAGCATCCGCTGAACGCCCTGCTGGCTTGAATCGTAAACCCCTACCACCTTGACAGCCCGCACCAGCAGCGAAATGCGCTCGGTGATCTCGTCCATCTCTTTTGCTTGGTCTTGATACTGCCGGAAGTCCGCAACGGGAATCAGCGTATCCGTCGTAAGAGATGCGTACAGCGGCTTAGGACACGGGAAGAAGCCTTCCAGTTCTAGTGGATCAGGGCGAACGTCCAGAATCTCTTGTGCGCCCTCTGCATGCCAGTACACGACTTTCTCGCTCTTGTCCCATATTTCCCAGACTTTCGCCTTCTTCATGCGGTCAAGCTGGTCGGCAGAAGCGCCGTTCGACTTCATCTCATCGATGCCGATAGGCTCATGGCTCAGCGGAACATCCTTGAAGATGTCGCCGAACCGTTTCATGCCCTCGTCGCGGCTCATGTACACCAAACGAGCCACCCACGACACCTCTTCCCACGTCCTAGCGGGCGAAGTCCTGAAGTCTTCCCAAAACACGTAATCGACCGGACTGCACTCATATGCGCCCATGCTCTTGGCGTCTGCGTCGTCGGTTACCTGAGCATCAGGAACGCCAGCATCCTCGGCAGGCTCAAAGCGAATCCAGACCACGCCACGCCCCGGCAAAAGCCTGTCTTGCACGGAATTGCGTAGCCCTGAATCGAAGTCGGAATAGTGGTCGATCTCGAACTGAAGCGCACGCTCCAGCACCTCGGATGCAGTGCGGCCAACAGGGTCGGCATCCTTGAACCTGCGCGATACCTCTGCCTTGGGGCGCTTAGAGTACACCGCAGGCGCAAGCGTCTGGACGTTGCTCCACAGGATGTTGTACTTGCGGGCGCTATCCGATAGCCCGCGTTCGTCCCGATACCGCTTGACGATCTTCCGGCCAGCAGCGAGAAAGTCTTTGTCCGTCTTCTTCGCCAGCTCTAAGTCGGTTGACCAGCGGCGAGCCAACCCGCCCCGGTCAATCTCTTTCTCGTCCATTACCCGACAAACACCGTGACAGTGCCAGTGCCGCCGATAGTGACAAAACACCCCGTGGCAAACGCCGCAGGAATGCGCAGGAACTGCCCTGCCGTCAGCGCTGCAGTCGTCTCAAGGATTACCGTACCGGTAGCCGTCAGGCTGTCCCACACTTTGATGGTGAGCGAAGTCGAAGTGCCGACAAGAATGCCGCCAAGCACACCAGCGCCGGACTTGGCAAGCCCAGATGCGGCCAAAGGGACTGCGCTGTATGCCTCGTGTGTAATGCCTGCCATGCTATATCCTTTCCTGTTTCTTGCTGCGCTGCCATAGTTGGTCGAGCGTTGCGGTTCTGATCGTTCCATCGGGCAAGCCTCGCGCTGCCCACACTGGCCCCGGCTCTGTCTCTGCTGGCCGCTCTGCCTGCCAAGCAATTGCCATGTACCGGGCCGCATCTGCTGCGTGGCTTGTCCAATCGTGCAGCGGCTTGTCCCGGAATACTTTCTTGTCGCTGTCCCACTCCCTGCGGTACAGCTTGAGCGCTTCTATTCCTTCAGCGCACTGCGTCTTGTCAAACCACATACGCGGGAATGCCATGCGAAGGGCTTGGATGCCGTCCTGCAGGCTCAATTCCGGCACGATGCGGCTTGCATAGCCACGGGCAAAGAACTGCTCCTGCGACGACTTCCCGCCACTGGCAAACGTCTTAGCCCTCGCGTCATGCGGCAACCACAGAAATGGCTTTTCGCCTAGCTTCGCGTAGTTGTATGCCTTGCTGTCCAGCAAATCCGCGTAATGCTCCACGCCGTGCCCGTTGGCCGCGTAGTAGTCAATCACATGAATCTCGCCCCTGACAACCTGATAGAACCAGATGGCCGTATCGTCGCTGTAGCCGATGTCCCAGGCTGTAAACACCGGCGCAGCCCTGTCATAAGGCACATCCGTTATCTGATGGCCGTATGCGTCGAACTCTTTGGCGTAGTACGCACCAGCAATTGCCGCCTCGAAACTACATTCAAACTCCTGCGCGTACTGGTCGTCAGTCATGCCCCGCGCTGCGTCCGCAAGCTCTGACGCTTCAATCAGCCCCGATGTGCTGGCCTTCAGGAGCATGGTGAACCAGTCGTCACGCTCTAGCGCAGAGTGATACGCGGCATAGAACTCGTTGTGCCCTTTCGGCGTACCGATGAACACTGCCCAGCCTTTGCGGTCTGTCAGCATGGGCCGAACCACTTCGCCCCACACACTGGAGCGCATATCCGCAAACTCATCCAACACCACACCGTCGAGATACAGC